ACCTTTTAGTGATAGTTCCCATAGTTCTACAAAACTATTAAACCTTATTGATTCGGTTTAGCTAAACGGTGTAGCAATAGTACCAGAAGCAAAGATTGAAGCTTCAATCTTCCACCTAGAGACAGAAAGACCAACTAACTCAATAACGCCTCCATTACCTGTTGTAGTGCCATTCATTGTAAAAGCATCATCATCAGATTCATCTGCTGCAAATACTGTATGCTGAGCAGCTGTACCATCGGCAGTATCTGCCAATAATGCATACCCTTCATACAATGTTGTTGTTGCATCACACGTCATTACATGGTTATTGCTTGTTACAGCACCAATCACAATCTTAATCCTAGCACCATAAGTAGGAGCTGGCAATGTAATTGCACATCCATCTAACTTAGTCACAAGATATATATACCCATCCGCAGCTGTAAAATCAGCAGTTTTAGCTGAAAATCCATTCGGATATAGTTCAGGTACATCTCCGTAACTACTACTATTTTGATTTAATACATCACTTCTCATATTAGTTAACTCCTTCCAAGTTGATAAGTGCGTGAGTTTCAGGAAGAGAAACCTCAAGACCTGCTTCTGTAAGAATCATGTCTTTTCGTAAATCTTCATCTGCTTGTTGCACGTTTGTTGTTATAGAAGTATCTCTATTAACACCATTACCAACTAAAGGTCTATATGAAGCATGGTCTAAATCAACCAATGCCAAGAAACCAGCAGAAAATCCTCTAAATAATGGTTCTTTAATTAAACTTAAATCACCATGAATAGTATTGATTTTCATTATATGATGCCCAAATGAACCATTAGATTGACTGAAATTATATCTTAATGGATTATCTTCAGTTCCTCCACTTGACGTAGAAACAAAACCTGCTCCATTACCTAACTTATTAAAATAAGATATTACTGGTAATGACGCTAATCCTAATTTAGAAGCAGAACCACCCCTTGCAGGGTCGTACATTACTTCAAAATCAGATAATAAGTCATCATATGTCCACTCAGCTGCTGTATTGGTTTTATAATAAGATTTATCAGATGTATATGACAGTTGTGAACCATCAGTTACAGCTGTTGAATTTCTTATTATTTGACCAACAATACCATCAGTATATTGAATACCACCTCTTGATGCTTGCTGTCCAAAAAGCATTGCTCTTTCAATATCAACCTTATGTTCTCTTAATTTAAGATTCCATAATCTTGCCCATTCATCGGCATAACCTCTATAGACAGTTGCTCTTGCAGTATTAGACATTTCACAAGCTGTTTTAAAGATTTGAGTATATCCAAATCCATTATCAAGTTCTTCTGACCATACGTCTGGAGCACCTGAACCTTCAACAAATGAAGTGCCAATTACTGTACATTGAGCATTATCAGCAATTGTCATTGTTGAACCGCCTACTGTTGATACTGATGTAACTCCACATGTTGTTGAGCTACTTCCTTGTGTAACTGTATTAATACGAACATTACCAAACGCAGGCAATGTACCACTAGCTGTTGCATTTAAAGAAACCGCAACAATCATTCCAGGAATTAACCATGAAACTGCAGCTCCACCTGTCGTATCAAATACCAAGTCCATATCACTTCCTTCTGCTACAAGTGTTGCTCCACCTGCAGATAGGAAACTTCTGTCTGCTATTGCTACTTTTGTTCTATCTTCCAAATATCTAAATTGACTATCGGAAGTAGAAACCTTACCTACTTTTGACAAGTATACAAAAAACGGAGATTCTTCTGGAGATAAATCTGCGACCCTATCGCTAAAATCGTACAGACGTCTAGTACTTAACGAAGCACTGTCAGTTGTTGCACCACCAGGAGTTCCGAATTTTACTTGCCCACTATTGTAAGCCATTATTTCTCCTTAGTTTATATTATTATTTACAATACGTTAGTTCGACTTCCAGCTTTTGTAATAGAATCCCACATTGAATCCTTTTCATCTTTTCTTACAGGTTGCTCTCCAGACAAAATACCTGCCTGTTGAGGAACTGCTTGATTTTGACGAACAGCGTCAAGTGGATTACCATTATCATCTTGTGCTGGTTCTCCAGATACAGACCTCCACATATTAATTGCACCATCAACGCCATATTCAGCAGGGTTCTTACTTGCAAATTCAACAAATGAATTAATTTCTTGGTCATTTAACCCTTTAGAGGCTAACTGAGCTTTTAATTCATTCATACCAACTTGCTTCTGAACACCCGCCATTTGGCCTTCAACTGCAGTATTAATAGATTCCTGTAACTCTTGTTGTCGAAACTTATACGATTTAGATGCTGGGTCATTATAGGCTTCCCATGGGTCGAACTCATCTTTATCTAAAGAAACTTTTTCGGCTTGTGCTGGTTGACCACCTTGAACCATTCCTGATATTGTATTAACAATATCTGGTCGTGATTCCAACAACTTACCGACTTTTTCGTAATCCTTTAGTTTCTGATTTTCAGTATGAAGTTTATCTTTTTCTGATTGAAAGTACTTAGCTTGAGACTCCCAATCGGTTGAAGCTCCATCATCCTGTGTTTGATTTTCATCTTGCCCTACATTATCATTGATTTCACCTTGATTACCAAGATTTTCATTTCCTAATGCGTTATCCATTATTTGCCTCCTTTGGCTTGCAATTTCTCTCTGTCTGACTGAGCCTGACCACGTAAACGTGATTTCTCGACTTCGAGTTTAACTGCGTTTGTTAGTTTATCAACCTGCTGTTTATTAGCAGATTTTGAATCTAATTCTGTTTCTTTTAACTTACCTTTAAATTTCTCAACTTCAGTTCTCTTACGTGATGCAATTGATTCACGATGAGCTGTTTGTAAGTCTCCAGATAAATTCTTTATTTGTTCTTGAGCCTGTTGTAATTGTCCTTGTAATTGTTGAACAATATCCATTCTCTGCAATACACCTTCTTTATCAAATATATCTGTTTTCATCAATGCCTCTGTTCTATCAATAAGTCCTGCTTGATAAGCTTCCATATATATTGACCATTCACCCCATCTATTTGATGGCATAGTTGAATTTCCAATAATATTAACATCATATTGACCAATCGTTAAATCATTTATCATTTCACCAATAGCCTGAGATTTATCATTATAGTGATTAACCATGTACTCAGACATATCATTATTAGGCTGAACAACCCTAAATACCTTTTTAAAAGTATAATGCTCTTTTGCTAAGTTATATACAACTTGACCCAATCGTCTTAAACTTCCTTCAATATCCCTTAATTTTGATTTACTTCGTCTTTGACCAAAATCTTCCATCATCATTGTTCCAGATGATGTTCTTGGAGCTGCCTCAGCATTTCCTTGTTGCATTTCAAATATACCCATATTTAAATCAATATACTTTTCAATAAGCTGTGGTAATTGCATTACTGAGTTAGATAGAGGTTGTGGTGAAGGAAAATGAGGTTCTCCAAATGATGGGTCATATTCTATTGTTGCATTTGGATTTGCCCAATCTCTTTCTAATTCTTCTATATCATCAACACTTCCTTGTGGTATCAATAATTTCAAACCTGACGATGCTTGTGCATGTGAAGTTATTAATGACATTGTTTTATTCAAAAATCTTTGAAAATCTTTATTCTTTCTAACGTCACTCATTGGATATGGAGTATTCGTCCAAATATTAGGAACAGGTACAATTGGATATTTATCTGTATTTAACACTCTTTCATACAATATTGTTTGACCTAATGTACAAACCAATTTAATTCTTGTTTGTTGAACCTCCACAATATCAATCATTCCTTGTTCAACTGCCTGTTGCATCTTTTTATTCTCTAAAAACTTTTGCATATTCTCAGAATCAAGTATTCTCTCTTCCTGAGATTGCATATCCATTATTCTATAATATGGAACCTTTGTTTTGGAAAAACTTTCAATAAGCTGATATTTCTCTGAACCCTCTCCATGGTCATAATCTTTAATAACATCTGGAGTAAAAGAACCTTTTGTTCTATTATTTAATGCAGATGGATATGTTTCATCTTCATAATAACCTTCAATCTCATCAATAAGCATTTTACCATTTTCTTCATTAGTTTCTGCTAATTGTGGATATAAATCTAATAATTGAAACTTTGTAAAGATAGTTGATAACATCATACCTGTTGCATCATCAAAATACTTACTTCTTGCATTTGGGTCAATAACTACTCTAAATGGGTCAATATATGTAAATTTAACTTCTCCTCTACCATAATCAGCTTCTCTATCTACATATGCATAAAAATAACCCAAACCTGTAACAGCATAATCATGTACAGTTTGCTTGAATATTTCATTACCATCTGATATATTCCATATATATTCAAGAATTGTTTTCCATACACTGGCTAAGTCACTATCAGAATCCTCTCTTGGCATTGCCGAGAATTTTGGAGGCTTTGATGTAATAATAGCTTTGAACTGCTCAATTGCCGAATAAAGCCTATCAAGTGGTAAATTTGACTGATTTCTGGATTCAAGTTCATCAGACTCTGATTCACTAAAATGATTACCTAAATAAAAATCAATATCTTCTCGTGCATGATTTTCCCACTCTTTTCGAGCATCATGCCATCTTCTCCATAAATCTCTTACCTGAATTGCTCTTTTATCCGCTTCTATCATAGTGTGTAATATAAGAATAAATTATTAATAATCAAACACGTGACCCAGTTATCCAATTGTAACGTTTTTTAGGTGACTCCCAAGAATCTCCTTTTTTAGTCTTTTTAATCTTCCCAGCCTTCTTGTTTCCTTTTGCATATTGCGTTGATAACCAAAAAGCATCAATGGTATCATCATGTGAGCCTTTTGGGAAATCTAATAACTCTCCAATAAATTCATGCATATCTTTCTTTAGATGTACCGCACCTGCTTTAAACATGGGTTGAAGTCCTTCAAATAACCTATCTTTCTTCTTTTGTTGTCCATATCCTTTAATCCCCATTTCAATGCCAGGTAAGAACTTTCCTTCTTTTTTACTTCTTTTTTGAACATAATCCCTTAACATCTCCTGATATGATATTGTTTCAATGTTTATTCTTTTAATCGGTTTATATCGTTCTGCAATCTTAAATATCTGGTCTGCGCA